CTTCTGCTTGATATTGTGATGTTAAAGTTGAGAATGTAAATCTACCCTCTAGCAAAAAACCACCATCAGCAGTTTTCATAGTTGCGTGTTGATCTGCACTTGGTAATCCTGAATCGTCTAATGGTGGAAACTGCACCTCATCTACTTGATAATTACGATCTGGATTTACAAAGCCAACTATAACTCTATTGTATCTATCATTTTTTGTAGGTGTAGATAATGAATATCCACCAATAATATTATCTTCTGTTAAAGTTATACTTGCACTTCCCGTTGTTTCTACAATTAGATTATATTTACCAGCGTTATAAGGTAAATAACCTCTGCAACCTTTTAAGAACTCTCTAACATTATCTATAATTGGTTTAGATGTATCTAATACAGTATTACAATCAAAAATATTAATATCGCTACCACCTGAATATGGTGTTACTTGTGTTTCACAAACTTGTGAAGCATCATAAAAAGATTGTAAATCTATTTCACTAACTGCTAATCCTTTTCCATATCTAGCATTTGTTAAATAATCTAATAAACACCAAGCTGGATTAGTTTGATAACTTGCAGATTGCTCTACTAAACTTGAATTATAAGTTTTAACTTTTCTACCTTGTATTTTAGCTTGTACTTTTGGGATTGAACCAAATGCGTCTTGATTCCATTTAAACCTTAGTGCTAAATAACAAAGACCAGATAATTTATGATTACTTCCCCAACTTGATAATGTTGAAAGTAAAGAACTTGCAGATTGTCCATCTGTTCCAAAATGAGGCTCTACTCTAATTAAACTTTCTGCACTTGAACCCTCTACATTTGGGTCAGCTTTAAAAAAATTACTATCTCCACTTCCTACTTCAACCTCTGTTCCATCTGATAATGCACTTGCCCAAGTAACAACTTTATCATTTACTCTTATTTCTTCTATATCGTTAATCTCTCCCTCTGCCATGACTATAGCCATATACAAATAAGTATTATCTGTGCCAGAAGTTTCCATAAACACTCTTGTTCCACCAACAAGTCTTTCTCCATAAATTACAGGAATATTAGAATCATTAGATTGTTTATTTAATAATATGCCTCGTTCAAAATCATCAAATTCGTTAGTTCCAAAATCAGGAATGTCAGGTACTTTTGGTCTTAATGCCCAACTTAAAAATAATGATACTCCTAATGACACTAAAGGGTTTCCAGCCATAAACAATTTTCCTACTGTTACTACAGCTTTTACTACTGCACCCATAACCAACTATCCTTTGTTTTAACTGACATAATTTTTTTTACTTTGTTATTATTATTTAATCTTATCCATCTGAATTTTTTATTTGAACCATGAATTTTTGTTGCATTGTTTTTTAACCAACTCATAATTTGTCTTATGTTTTTGGTTGCTATAAAATCAATATGCAACATTATATCTCCACAATTCCAATCATGTATTATTCCTGTTTTTAAAAAATGTTGTTCAGATTCTTGATTAACATAAGCCCAATTACAAAAACCATATATATCATTATCTTTGAACAATTTATACTGGTTATGATCAATAGATTGTTTTAGATGATAATATAATTCTAAATCAGTATTATCAGCATATCTTTTAAATGATTTGTAAAATTTTATAATTTCGTTTATCATTCTCTACCCCATCTAATATCTTGTACTGTTTGAGATGAGAAATCCATACCAACATCTGTACTAAAAAATCTTTGTTGTGAAGTGTTGTTTGTTTTACGACCATTCTTTTTATTAAAATCTGCCCAATGAGATACGATAGATAATGATAGTGTGCTTGAAGTTTCTTTTTCTTGTATTTCAAAGTTTTCTATACTGCCTTTATAAAGTAAAAAAGGGTCAGCAATTATAGTATTGTCATCAGCTAAAAGACCTCTGTGTATTGTTACAGAATCATTGATAATATTTTCATTTAATACTACTGAAATAAAGGTTTGATCTGCACCTGATAAACTCAAGGTTATACTAGATTTACTTACATCTGTTTGTTCGGAAAAGTCAGATATGCCTATTAAATGATCTGATGAAGTATATGTAATTGATGAGCCTGAAACTGATGAAGTTAAAGGAAAAGAGCAATCTGTGAAATTAACAGGAGTGCTAAACCCAATAGAAATAAGATGAACTGGCCTAATATCATTAGTCGCTAGTTCGTTCTTTATCGCTGTTGTTAGACTTCTCGACATATTCTTCGTAATTAGTTTGGGTTACACTTTCTGTACCTTTTAACATAGTATATTCAAATTTGCTATTAGGTTTCTTGTATTCTTTAAGATCATTAATACTAGCATCTATTTGATCTTCATTAACAATAATTTCAGCCACGAAGTCGGCAGTTATCTTATGTGTTATTTTATATTTTTTCACTATAGAGTTTCTTCTACATCAAATTCAAACTGATACAAGAAAGCACCATCATTAGCAGTACCAACAGCACCAAACTCTTGAATATCATTTGTCAAATGTACTGTAAATGGAATATTATCATAGGTTACTACTGAATTATCTGAAAGTGCTGTAAGTAAAGGTGGTTCAATAGTAAGTGTTGAAGCATTACCAGAGGCTTGAACATCTGCAACAATCATATAAACTTTATCGTGACTTGCAAACTTAATAAAATCTCCTGACTTAAAAGCATTTGGATTATTATTTGCATGGCCATCAACTGCAATAGTTGTATCTCCTACTGCGTGAGAACCATTAACCAATATTGTTCCTGTTTCATTACCTCTAGCATTTTTAACTTCTGGTGGAATAATCGTAAAGTTTTCTTTGCCTGATCTTTGTTTAATTATAAAAGCCATTAACTCTCCATATACATCTGATCTAGTTCCTGTAATAATTCTAATAGTAAATGCAAATCTTTGATTGTCTATTTGTCTAGCAAGTTTTTTACCAGATACACTTTTTGAAATAATAGTTTTTTGAATAGACTTTATTCCTAAAGACTCAAACTTAGCAGAAGATATTGGAAAAGCACCAGCCATTATATTAAGTTTTTACTCCCTCTTTCATTAACTGCATTATTAATTAGTTGAGTTATAGCACCTCTTGATCTAATCAATAATTCTTCAAAGCCAGAAGCATCTACTGTATTAATATTAAAATTAACTGTTGTAGCACCACCATTTCCTGTACCTCTAGCATTTTGAGTTATTTGTCCTGTTGAGTTTGGTATAAATAATTCTGCACCTTGTTCTCCAACTATAACTGGTTGATTTTTTCTAACAGAACCACCACTAGCAAACATCTTCAAAGGATTTCCACCACCACCACCACCTACTGCACTTAAAATCATTTGTAGAGCAATTTGTCTTTTTAGATTAGTGTTTTGTTTTCTAATAAGATTATCTTTTTCTCTCTGCATATTTAAATCAATTAACATTCTTACACTCATCTCTAAAAAGTGTGCTACCATTTTAACTAATAATTGATTAACCATATTTCTAAATGTTTCTGTTAAACTTTTACCAAGTACAACTGTTTCTGCTATCGCTTGTGAAGTTTTTTTTATTGCACCATTAACTCCATTAGCAATAATATCTTTTATATTTGATGCTTTTTTTTCTAATTCTGTCATAGCTGTTTTATTTAACTCTCTTACTTTTTGCACAGTTTCAGTTATAAATTCTTTAATTTTTTGCATTTGAGTTTTGGCTTCAAATATAGGTGGTAAAGTATCTATAAATATTTCTTTCATTTTTTCAGCTTCATCTTTGGCTTCAACTTCTTTTCCTGTAAGTTCTGCAATAAGATCAATAATTTTTTGTATATTCATTATAACAATAGCACCAGCACCTATTAATAAGTTTTTCTTAGTTGCACTATTAAAAGCTAACATAGATACAGTTGCACCTTTAATGGCAAGAGATAAATTTAAAAAGAATTTAATCAATGCAAATCCTATTAAGATTTTTATGGTTTCTATAATAGCTGTCATATTATTATGAAAGAATTTTAAAATTGAAACTACTCCTCTTAATGCACTCGCTAAACCTTGACCAACAGTTGTTGCGAACTCATTAAAAGTTTTTTCATTTTCTT